GGGGGGGTACTTACGGGAGCAGAAGCAGAACTCCTGCACCCAGGCTGTACCAAAGACAAGAAAGGAGGAGTGAGCGATGAAGAAAAGTAGAAACTGCAGAAGACGCACAGCTAAGCTGACTACCAAGGACATCAGCAAGTGCAAGTACTTCATGAATATTGGCAAAAGTATGAACGCCCATAAGGTGGAACTCAAATTTCAGAGAGCCAACAAGACTATTGGTTCTGTTGCATTCATCGAGGATGCTCCACATAAGCAGACTGTTATCCGATGGCATGATCATCGCTACTTTACTCTTCGAAATGGAGCTAAAGAGGCTAAGCCACTCAATATGACTTTGGCCAAGTGGAAATCTATAAATGGTTAACTATCATGAGCAGACCAAATAATATAATTGACCTCCACAAGAAGAGGCATAGAGTATATAAGGCGCTCGTCGCCAGATACCTGGAGCTGGATTCTTACTACGTGCAGCTGTGGAACAATCTCAATATATTACGAAGCGCAGCCAATCTGGTAACGGTTGCAGAGGTGCGAGATTACCTGTTTGATGCCATCAAGAGATTGGAAGCCATAGCTCTGAGAGTATGCCGCCAGCGAGATAAATATGATCTGTGGGCAGAGAAGATTTTTGCAACCTGCAATCTGATGTATTCAGCCTACGGACGAGTATATTCACCGGAAGAAGAATTCCCTTACAATGAAGAATGATTATGGAGAATGAAGATTATAACATCGATGCGTTCGAGACAGAATTACTCGACGCATACTTCAAGTTCCGTTCCAACCTGCCCATGAAGGATGAGGAGACCGGACTTGAATACAAGAAGAGTTTCAAGACCTCGCAGGATATCATCAGCGAGCTGAACTGTATGGGAGGCGTATCATACGCCTGCGTGAGTGACTACATGAAGAGTCACGGCTATGTCATCGCTACGCAACCGGACGGAAGCGTAGCCTGGGCAATCTGGGAAAGAGTTCACATCATCAAATAGTTTATTTGCTAGATTTCATCTACCTGTTTTTGAAGCGGATGGCTGCTCGGGAGAGTAGTCATCCGTATTTTTATTTTGGCAATTGCCAAAGTATCTTTGCCCTAAAAAAGATAATATGACCATCAATTCACTACCATCGGGCAAGGTGTTCCTGGAGAACATACCCGATATCATCATTCTCACAGCCAAGACGCGGCTGGCTGTAACCATCGCACTCGCAGACAAGACCATATACGAGGAATATCTGTACCCTGCCGATGGCAAGGTGGTTGTCTCCGACCTGGCAGACATCTTCCGTCCTTACGCACGCCAGCAGCTTGCCGTGTCGGCTACCATCACCATCAGGGAGCAGACCGTGGAGGGCGAGACAGAGACCGATGTGGCTACCAAGCAGGCGAGCCTGCAGGTGCTCTACACCTCCGTGGACATCGTGGGCGTAGATTGCGAGAGCTTCCTCGACAATCATTTCCTCACCCTGCTGCAGGAGGGCAAGCGCACCGCTATCGGCCGCCTAGAGTATCTCCACTACCTCGGTACCGGCAAGGCTACCGTGACGGCGTACTACAGGCAGCATGCCGCTGATGGCAGCGAGGAGACCCGCACATTCACCGCTACTGCAGTAGCAGGCAATGACATCTACACGACCATCGACGTTTCTTCATCCCGCTTCACCGCTGATGCTCTCGACCTGCTCTACTACGAGGTAGAGGCAGGCAAGCGCCTCATGAGGTTCATCATCGACCCATCGCAGCCGGACTGCGCTCCGTGTCTCCTCTTCACCAATTCGTTCGGGTGCCAGGAACTCATCTACTGCGAGGGCAAGCACGAGGTGAATCCGGAATATACCAGGGATGCAGCCTACATAGGCGGTCTGAAGACCAACTATCGCATCACCGAGCAGCGCAACTTCAACGCTGATACCGGCTATCTGAGCCGAGATATGGCAAACTGGGCAGAAGACCTCTTCCGTTCCGACGAGGTTTATATCGTCAACTTCGTGGATGGCAATCCGGTGGTGGGCAAGCGCATCACCATCAATTCGTCAACGTCCAAGAATGACAACCTGCACGACACCCTTCCGCGCATCACCTTCAGCTACGTCTATGCGCAGCGTCAGCATAATGTACTTGACCTTCAGAGAGGTGGCAGGATATTCGACAACACCTTCGACAATACGTTCAACTGATGGCCAAGAATGCATATCATATCAATGATGTCTGTCTCCTCCTCGACCAGGCGAAGGCAGACGAAGCTGCCGTCAACCTGCAGGCGTGGACTTCAGACGGCAGGGTCATCGACTACAGTGGATGGCTGGTGAAGGGTGGCAGCTGGCGAGGTGGATTCCATCGCCTGGTTAACCCGGCTAATGGCGAGGTTCGCACGGTGCCGGACATTTATATATTCAGTTTTTTAGGTAAACCAGTATATTTATGAGCAATCAAAAATATCAGATGCAGCAGATAGGTGGAAATTCCACCGTCTCCCGATATGCCGTAGTGGCAGAGGGAGTATCAGAAGTGACCAATGCTGCAACCATCGAGCAGCAGTATGGTCGCGACACCAGCTTTCTCGGATCGGGAGAGATTGGTGATGCTACCTTCCGGGCTATCGAGGTGGGAGGCAGGTCATACGAGTATGTCAACTATGGAGATGATGACAACATTCCTTATCTCCTGCAGCAGCTCCTTCGCAAGAACATGGTAGCGCAGCGCGCCATGGCGTTCAACGTGCAGTGCTGCTATGGCCAGGGTCTCCGCTTCATAGACCGGGAGACCAAGCAGGACGTGGCAGACGAGGAGATACGCAAGTTCTGCCTGAGCAACAGCATTCACGAAGTGTTCATGCAGCAGGCTACCGATATGAAGTTCTTCGCCTGGTCCGTAGAGGTCATCATCCTCTCTAGAGACCATAAGCGCATCGTCAATATCCGACACAAGGACGTGTCCTACTGCCGCCTGCAGCGACCGAACAAGAGCGGTCGCATCGAAAACGTCTTCTTCGGTGATTTCAGCCATTTTCAGCAGGATCTCGAAGCAGAGGTCATTCCACTCCTGGATCTCTACGACCCTTTGGGCGACCTCCTGGCACGCATGGGCAAGGCGCCAGACCCTTACACGGGCATCCGTGGCAAGGCTCCAAAGGATGGTACCAACTGCAAGTTCGCCATCATCAGCCGAATGCCTACACCAGGCATGCAGTACTATCCGATACCATACTATGCCAGCATCTTCGATGATGCCTGGTATGATATCTATAGACTTATCGGCATAGGCAAGCGCTACATGATCAAGAACACGTCTGCTCCTCGCATACAGATAGAGGTGCATCGCAACTACTGGGATGAGCTCTGCAACAACGAGGGCATCATTGAGCCGGAAGAGCGCAAGGCGCGCATCCTGAAGGAGAAGGAGAACATCATCAATTTCGTCTGTGGTCCGGAAAATGCCGGCAAGGCGCTCATCACCGGCTATTACCTAGATCCGAACGGCAAGGAGCAGCGCATGGTGCGCATCATCAACCTCTCGGAGGGCAACAAGAAGGAAGGTGGAGACTGGGCAGAAGATATGAGCGAGGCATCAAATGCGCTCTGCTTCTCATTCGGCTGTCATCCGAACCTGATTGGTGCGACACCAGGCAAGAGCCAGATGAACAATTCCGGCTCTGACAAGCGGGAACTCTTCATCATGAAGCAGTCTCTCGAGAAAGCAACACACGACATCATGGCTAAGCCTTGGCACGTCGTCATCCACTACAATCTGTGGGCAGACAAGAATATCACGGTCGATGTTCCGATGATAGAGCTGACAACGCTCGACAAGAACAAAGACCAGCAGACATCAATCGTTAACAACAATGGCAATGAAAATTCAGATAAGTAAAGAAGATTTCGAGCAGAGCATCCTCGTAGCGACAAGTTCGCACTCAGAGGTGTTCGAGTCTGTGAGACCTCATTTCTATGAGGCATACAACAATATTCAGAAGCGCTTCCTCGGGTACGTGGGCGAGGAAGCGCTGGAGACAAATGAACGACTATCGGCTGCAGTTGTCAAGGCAGTATGCCTGACTGCATTCCTCGGCAACGTTCGACATCTCGACCTGGTACTCACTCCGACAGGCTTCGGAGTAGTTGCCAACAATGAGGTCTCTCCTGCATCATCTGCGAGAGTAGAGGCGCTGATAGAGCAGTGTATGGTCGCATGTTTGAAGGCACAGGGCGAAATGATTACCTGGTTGTCTGCAACAGAAGGGTGGGGTGAGAGCCTGCAGGCGAAGATGAGCATACCGCTTCTGGTCTTCAGCATCGAGCAGTATGCCTTCCAGGTGAAGCAGGAGTTATCATCCAAGCAGTGGAAGGATAAACTGGCAGTACTCTACGAGGCTGATGCGGTGATGCGCAAGCTCATATCTGACGAGCAGATGGATGATCTGCTAGAGATGGAGCGAGGAGCCAAGGACAAGGATGACACCGCGGTAGAACTCATCTTCAAGGTGCGCAGATGCATGATCTTCCAGGCAGAGGGTCTGCTGACAGCCTTCTCTACAGAGCGTGGCCGTCTGCTCAGATTCCTCGATGCCAACATCGATAATTTTCAATTATATGCGGATTCATCGGCATATAAGGCTAATCACTTCAAGGAATATCAAAATGGAAAAGAGAAACCTGCCTTCGTATTCAATTCGTGACGGCAAACGAGTCTTCGAGTTCTCTGCTCCAAGCTCGTGGGAGGAGCTGCAGGGGAATGAGCAGCGCTATATCCTCACAATAATGACTCTGTTCCCGGACCAGACGGTAGCGAAATGCTACATACTCGGAAGATTCTGCGGCATCAAGGTGCTGAAGCATACCAGAACAGGCTGGAAGTGCAGCGTTCTCTGTCTAACAAAAAATGGCAAAAAGAAGCGGGAAGTGCTATATCTGAGCGAGGGCGAAATCCTCTCTCTCCTCAAAAACTTCGATTTCATCGGAGATTACACCTATTATCTGCCGCTCGACACGTGTGCTGGTCTCTATGCAGTGGAACGGCTCATCAGAGACGTCACCTTCTTCGATTATCTGCAGCTGGAGAAGAACTACCAGCTGTATCTTATCCACAAGGACGACAAGTTCCTGAAGAAGATGGGGTGGATTCTATACCGGAATGAATCCGGAGAATCCGATGAAACCGCCATTTTTCAGTCTTTTGAGCTCCTAAATGTCTTCATGTGGTACTCCTCCATCAAGGGATACCTGGCAGAGAACTTCCCCCACTTCTTCAAGCCATCATCGCAAGGTGGAGAATTGAAACAGGAGGACCTGATGCCTGCAATGCAGGCGCAGATCCGCGCACTCACCGATGGAGACATCACAAAGCAGCAGGCAGTCTATGACTCGCTCTGCTGGGATGCGCTCTCCGAGCTTGACAACAAGGCGAGAGAGGCTGAGGAATTCAAGGCAAGAAACAGCAAATAATACAACATGACAGATAAATTATTCGATTCCATCGCATATTTCAAGCAATTGTGCGAGGAAAACAAGACCTGCAGGGCTTATAATTTTGTCGCAACGACCTGTTCCGGACCGGACAGCGTGCAGGGCGTGATGCAGCAGTTCCGCAAGACTGCGAACTTCATCATGGTCTCAGACACAGTTGATAGCAATACGCATTCTGCCGGTGAAGGCTTCTTCGACCGCAACGTCTATACGGTCTGGATCCTCGCTGCATACAAGCGAGACGACATGGAGGACAGAGAGGCGAAGCTGAATCTCTGCAGATACATCTTCCGCCAGTTCATCAGCCGAATGCTTCACGACAAGTATCGGGAGGCATTCGACGGTCAGCTGGAGTTCCTGGATCTCCGTCAGATCTATTCGAGCGAGCTGGGCAGATACAGCCTGAATGGAGTCACCGGACTCTACTTCATGATGAACTCAGACGAGCCTATCGATGTACAATATGATGAAAGCTTATGGCAGACAAGTCAGCAGTAGATGAACTGCTCAAATACGAGCAGGGATGGACGAGCAACATGGGTGACTATTGGCGCGAGCGCATGGAGCGCTTGCGTACAATAGATACAGGTGCGCTCTATGCGAGCATCAAGGGTCACCTGGAGCAAGGATCCGTGACGACCATCGAACACAAGTTCCTGCAGTATGGTATCTATGTCGCAGCAGGAGTCGGCCCTGCACATGTCTGGGAGAAGTGGACTGATGCGCAGGGAGGCGAGAAGGTTCCCCGTGTCAACAACGGAGACCTGGAATTCCTCGATAGAGAATATAGAGCAGAGCGAAAGATGAACATACCGAAGAAGGTTGGTCCTGCCTGGGGTGGCCGTGTAGCAGGTGGTCCACCTATCGGCAGACGTGACTGGTTCTCGCAGAAGTACTATGCTTCTGTCATGAAGCTCAATGAACACGAAGCTGATTTCTATGGGGAGAAATACAATGGTATCATGGCGACTGCTCTTACTGAGATATTCAGAGGTATCGGAGCTGCCCGCAACTTCTGATAGCGTATTTTTATCGAATCCATCGAAGTTATATCTTTGCAAACAAAAAAACAATATGGCAGTAGAATATGATAAGAATGATCTTCAGACCCAATTCGAGGGTATCAGAGATGAGCGACGCCTGCAGGCCAATACGGCATACCGCATAGGCTCCGCTTTTCTCTCGCTGCTGCATTTCGCCTCAGACGAGATGCATACGACCATTGAGGAACTTCTGAAGAAGATCGAGGGCAAATATCTGTCGAAGGTCAAGGACGATGAAGCTGCCGGTCTCATCACCTTTCTCAGAGGTCTGAGGGTAGGTGCAGGCTACAAGTTCGATGAGAGTGGTAACATTTTAGCCGATTCCATCGATGCCAACAACCTGAATGTTGAAGGCAACTCCGTCTTCGCTGGTGACCTCTGTTCTCCAGATTTCGTTGCAGGGTTTCTGACAGGCAAGGGATGGCGGCTGAAGAACGAGCCGGTCGAGAATGCGGCTGGTGTTCTCGAGAACAAGTATAACCTGGAACTTGACAACCTCATCGTGAGAGGTTCAATGCGCATTTTCGAGATGATCATCTCTCAGCTGCTAGGAGAAAATGACAACCGCATCTTCACTGCGATGATGGAGGTGGATCACTTCGATGCAGAGAGCGGCAGGGTATATCTCGACACCAAAGAAGGCCGTATGTACAATTCCTTTCGCAAGGGTGATTACATCATGGTGCAGCAGTATAATGGTCTTCCCTCAGAGGAAAATGATCATTATGTCACGAAGAACTACGAGCTCCTGGTGAAAGAGGTTGGAACAGAAGGTGAGGGTGAGGATAGGCTGGCGTGGGTGACATTTGAGAACTTCACAAGCTCAATGGCAGGAGCCACACCGGAGAAGCTTATCAAGAAGCGTGACACCTTCGTGCGAGTGGACAATGTGTCAGACCCAGACCGTAAGGGCATCATTCAGGTGATGACCGTAGGCAGCGATACTCCTTATATAGATATTGTCCATGGCATGAAAACCAATCCGGATTCTGCTCTGAAGGGTAGAATCGGAAATCTGAAAGGCATCAGACACCCTATACTAGGTCAGCTGAAGGGGTTCGGTGAATATCTCAACAATCTCTATGCGGTAGGCGAATTTGTTCTGAGCAGAACAGGAGAGAACATCGATACAAAGTTCCAGGTTCTCGAAAACATGTTCTCTTCAAGATTCTCCAAAACCAGCTATGAGCTGACCAACGAGAAGAATTATCTCGAGAATGGCCAATTCCTGGAGCAGATTACCGATTCTGAGAATAAGATCATCGCAGGTTGGGATATAGATACTACTGACGAATCCGTCTTCTGGTTCGACGCTTCCGGATTGCCGGTTATGGTCAACGGAAATCCTACAGCCAGCGGCAACCGCAAGGTCTCGCTGGAGAAGGTGGATGGCAGGCAGATTCTCCGTGTGCAGAATTGCGGCATCAGGCAGAAGAATGCGCTGATTAGACAACCAGGAACTCACAGAGAATATGTTGCTGGGGAGAAGAGCAGCGCAGAGTTGCCTTCTACTGAGGCAGGGTACACCGATGTGCAGGACAAGCTGTACATCAGCGTTCGCATCTATGCGAAGACGGCTGGCACGTTGAATATTGGCTTCGCTGGTTGCAAAGACGTGAGGGGTAAACAGAATACCCTACAGCAGAAGACTGTCAATGTTGCATACTCTGGTGCGTGGGAAACTATACCTATAGAGGGTGTGTGGAATGGTACAGGTGACTTCGTCATCCAGTACACCGGTGATTGCTATCTCGCAATAGCATCTCTCACCGATGAGCCGCTCAGCGAGCTGTCCAAGACCGTGAGCACACAGATAGTGCAGACGGCCAACAATATCAAGTTGCTGGGTGAGAACATCGATACAGTCAACAAGAAAGCAGTCAAGGTAGGCATCGAGCTTGATGCTGAAAAGGGCGAAATCAGGCAATATGTAGATTCTAAGGATGCTAAGAATCGTGAGGATACATCATCACAGATTCTTCAGACATCCAACAGTATCACCTCATCTGTTGACAAGAAGCTGAAGGATCAGCACGGAAATATCACAAGTGAATATCAGTCGGCTATCGATCAGACTGCAACCAGCATCAGAAACTGGGTAGGCGAGAAAGATTACGCTACAAATTCGACTGTATCTTCTGACGTAACACAGCTATCTAATCGTATTACTAGTACTGTAAATGCGGTGGATGCGAATAAGAGAAAAATTACGAAGATTGAGCAGGATGTTGATACCATCACTCAGACCGTTGGTCAGGCTGCTACGAAGGAGCAATTGAAGGCGAACGTAGATGCGCTCAACAAGAATATCAGCAACAATCTTGCATCTGCTAACAGTTATGCAGATAAAGTTGGAGGCGGTATCAGAAATGAATACTCTTCTACCATTACCACAGTTCAGCAGAAGAGTGGTTCCTGGACTGTTGCAGCAGGAGGATTTGATGCGTATGGCAAGTTGAAATCATCTGCCGGTGCAGTATTGACTACGGAATTCGCTAGATTCTTTTCTGAAGCGTATGATAATGATGGAAAAACAGTTAAGCGGGCAGAACTCAGCACATTCATCAGAGATGAAGCTGGAACAAAGATTTCACACGCGCAGATGTCTGCTGATAACATCATCTTGACAGGTCACTGTATGAATTTCTCGGGCGGGCAAATCGCCATAAACACCTCTAATTTCACGCTTGATACAGCAGGAAATATGTGGTGTCAGAATGGTACTTTCAGCGGTACGGTTACTGGTGTGCACGGAAGCTTTAAGATTCTTGATTGTGTTGACAACAACGGAAACGTTGTTGGTAGTATCCAGTTCGGTTCGGATGGCAGAATGTGGTTCTCCGGCGATATGTATCATCAAGGTTATGATAGTGCTAAGAATCGTGGTTATCGCTTCTATGCGTCAGATGTATGGTGCAGAGGTATGTTCGGGCATAGACAGAAAACTATTGCTGTCGTCTATGGAAGAACTATGAATATATATACAAAGGAGACGGATTTTACAAAAGGAACGTATGTCACGAAGACGCTATCAACAGGAACTGCATCTGGTAAAACCTATTTGAAGATTCCTCTGTATGGAGATGGGAATGGTTGTGATGCCAGCGGTATGCCTATCGATGTGGTAGTGATGCACTGCTCTTCGGACGAATACTATGTGTTCACGGGTATGGGCAGCGGAAAAGAGTGGCGAGTGGTTAATGGTAACGACAAGCAGACCATACATTTTGCCGATATTGGCGGATGGCATGAACTGAGGGGCGGTGAGAGCTTATCATGTGTGTATATTCCGCCAAGCCTGCTTAATCCTACGGTTTCATATACAAAGATTGGCGCAGGCGTATTCTGGAGTGGTGAAACTGACCTTAACTGGTCTTAATTTAAATATTCTTTGGGTAGTTAGATTAATTTTATTTTTTTTTTGATATGAAAACAGCAAAACAGACGGTGAAAACCGAATTTGAGCCAATTGCGCTCGGTGAGAATGTGAATGTTAACTTCGAGCAGGATGTAACAGGTGACAATGTTGTTACGAGAGGATATGTTTCTCGTAACGAAACAGGCGAATATCTCGGCAACATCTCGGAAGAGAACGGCAACCTTACCATCACTCTTAATAAAGATGCTATAGGCAAGGAAGTTACTTCCCAAATTCTGGCATCAATCCCGGAGTGGCTTGACAGCATCAAGAATGCCGAATAAGAGAGGAGGTGCTTATGAGCGAAGCGAAGGTGGGTACCAGCATCGAAGATGCAATCAAAAACTCTGATTGGTCTTCGGTCAGCATAGCCTTATGGCCACATATTGTAGAGCAAATGAAACTTCACTCGAAGAACATCTTCGAGTGTGAGATGGTCTATGATCTTGCGCATATCAATACAGTTCCAGTCCTCTACGATGACAACAACGGCACTCGCAAGCAGGTCATCGTACCGATGAAGGTATTCACGAAAGATATTGATGCGGAGCTGGTGGAAGCCAAGAAGGCTACCACAGCAGCCAATACGGCTGCTGCAACCGCAAATACAGCTGCTTCCAATGCAGACAAGGCTCGGGAGGGGCTGGAGACAAAGAAGCAGCAAGTAGATGATGCCGTCGCAGCGAGCAAGACTGCGACCGAAGCAGCCAAGAAAGCTACTACAGACACTCTTGCAAGCAAGAAGGCAATAGAGCAGAATGAGGAAACTCGCAAGACTGCTGAGCAGATGCGAACCACCTCAGAAGCTGCGAGAGTCAAGGCTGAGCAGGGTAGAGTTGATGTTGAGAGCAAGCGAGTTGCTGCTGAGTCTTCACGCTCTTCAGCTGAGCAGAAGAGAGCGTCTGCCGAAACTGCACGAGCTTCAGCAGAAAATTCGAGAGTCAAAGTTGAAAATGACAGGAAGGCTGCAGAGAAGAGCAGGAGTGACGCTGAAGTGCAAAGAGTTGTCGCAGAGCAGGGCAGAGTTGGTGCAGAGCAGAGGAGAGAATCTGCAGAACATCTGCGAGAGACAAATACTTCTACCGCCATCGAGAGCTCTAAGACGCAGACAGACCTCGCCAAGGAGCTCAACGAGCACCCTCCTAAAATGGGAGATAACGGCAACTGGTGGCAGTGGAACCTGCAGACTCACGCATACGAAGATACCGGTATCATCGCAAGAGGTGGTGCGATGTACCCAACCTTCCGGCAGTCCAGGAACAAGTTATTGATGATCGACTACGGCTCAAACGTTTCTGAGCACGTTGTCAAACGAAGAAACAAATTAGTTATCAAGGTATAATGGCAGATAATACGAATATCATTGTGGTGGGCAATGTTGCCTTCACCGACAAGGGAGCGTGGGTCAATGGATATTCCTTCGAGTTCGAGGGAGAGACCATCCAGGGCTACGATGCCAATGACATCGTCCACACCGCAAATGGTGTGTACGCATCCCTCATCGATGGCAACAGATCTGAGCCATCGGACACCAGCGACTCCTGGCGCCTCTGGCTAGACAAGACTGCGACAACTAAGGCCAAGAGTGCAGCCGATGATGCCAATAAAGCTGCAAATCTTGCTAATACTGCAGCCGCTTCAGCAACCGCTCAGGCTGCAGAAGCACAGCAGCAGGCTACAGCTGCAGAGGAGAAGGCGCAGCTTGCAACGGAGGCTGCGACGAGAGCAGACGAGAAAATTGCTGAGATGAACAGTCTCGCAGGTCAGATTGCGACTGGCTTCATCGCTCCTTCTCGCATGAATCTCAGCTATCAGACAGAGATCAGCATCCGCAACAAGCAGATGCAGAAGATTGAGGCGAACATCCTGCCGGCATACATGCCGCAGAGTGTCCTCTATCAGAGAGTAGAGGGTGATTCCGTTATGTCTGACCCTTCCGGCAATCTGACCGTCAAGGGTACAGGCAAGACCAAGTTCTGGGTGATTCCTACCGCCAACACACCGCTATGGCAGGAGGTGACCATCAACGTCAGACAACCATATATGCGAATCTCTGCAACAGGAAAGATTCGCAAAAACGGCAATAAAATCCGAATTGTTTAATCGATTAAATATAATGTAATATGGCATTTACAGAGAATGAAGAGACGAAGCTGAAGGCTATCATCGCAGCCTTCGACAATGCTCAGCAGGTCGATGACCTGCCTCAGTCAGACATGTCTGCAACCGACAAGATTATCGAGGTCTTCGACAAGAAGTCGGGCAAGTCTGAGCAGATGACTATCAAGAATGCGGTGCAGCTCGGTCAGCATCCATGGTGCGGTCGAGTGTGGAACCTCGACAACGCTACACCTAAGGCTGCTACCTATGTAGGATCCCTCGAGCTCCTGCAGAACCTGCATGAGGAACTCGGACTTGGCGGCTATCTGGTCAAGAATGACCATACCCGTCGCAAGCTTGATTCCAAGGATCATCACAAGTATGCGACTGGCGAGGCGGCCAAGCTCGATGGTACCGAAGGGCACTATCAGTGGGGTTGGAACAAGAAGTGGTACATGGTCATCAAGACGGTTGGCAGACTCCACTATGAGATGGTTAGCCCTTGGCCTATTCAGGGTGAGTTCAACTACGAGATTCCGATTGCCAGCATCTCTGCTGCAGGATTCGCGACTATCGAGCGTAGTACAGGCAAGCTAGTAAGCTACATCAACGATGGTGCTGACTATCGAGGCGGAAACAATGATGCGACTCTCGACAATACGAACCGCACTATGCTTGGCAAACCGGCAACTCAGCAGAATGTTGAGTACTTCCGAGCTGCAGCGCGCAAGAATGGAACGGGCTGGCTCTGTACGACTATGCGACATACTGCAGCAATCGCAGTACTCTTCGGAGTTATCTTCGGAACACATCACAACCAGGCTGCAGTAAATACTGCTAAAGATGAGAATGGCCTGTTCCAGGGTGGACTAGGAACTGGAGTAACGAAGATGACAAGCTGGGATACATACAACGGCTATCGTCCGGTCATCCCGATGTCTGCCGGCATCGAGCTAGGAGACTCCTGTGGTGAATCAAGCTACGAGGTTAAGAAGGATGATGGTTCTGTAGTCTATACTGCCAAGATTCCTAGCTTCTTCGGCTACAAGAATGGTTTCGGCAACGTCTGGCGTATGATGGATGATGAGCAGGTGCAGTGCAACGAGGATACCTCGGTTGTACACCTCGTTGCTCCATCCATCTATGGAACCTGGACTATAGGCAAGGCAGATGGTATGGTTGCCTATAGCAAGTCGGAGACAAAAGATGAAGGGTGGGTGAAGGAGCTGTGTATGGAGCACCTGGAGAACTTCCCGACTAAAAAAGGTGGTACAGAGACGACCTATTGGACTAGCTACTTCTGGAACAATAGCGGAGCGACATCCGGTTTTCGTCTTTGCCTCCGTGGTGCCGATGCCCGCGATGGTGGTCTTTGTGGTCTCTCGGCGCTCAGCGTTGACTTTGCTGTCTCTGTTGCCAATGCGAGCTATGGCGCTGCCCTCTGCGAAGCAGCATCCGAGTGGTCTGTGGAGCCAACATATTACGCAGCTGCCTAGGCAGGCTGCGTAGGCTCAAAATGCAGAGCAAACAGAAGAACTGGGGTTCCTGAGCACACGGCTCGCATAGCGAGCCCCACCTTCCGCCCTTTGGGCGGACGATTTTTTTTGAAAATTCGCTCTTTGACTTTTTTTCATTCCGATTTTTTTTCGTACCTTTGCAGCCGGAATAGAATCCAGGTTGTGATTCCCTGTGCCGGTTTTCGTCTTTGCCTCCGTGGTGCCAATGCCAACAATGGTGGTCAATGTGGTCTCTCGACGCTCAACGTTAACAATGCTGTCTCTGATGCCAATGCGAACTATGGCGCTGCCCTCAACTTATAGAATTCCACAGTTTTTGTGTGCTTATGTGGAGAATCGGGAATCAGACCTTGCCCCAAGGCAGAAAATACACTTATTTAGATTAGCTGGTAGATGATGACAATAGGGTCATCCGGTCGAAGGTTAGGATTTTATAAAAAGCAGACAACGGATTCATACACCGCATTATACACCGACATGCACCGTCACATACACCGACACATACACCGACATATACACCATATTAGTTATCATTCATTAATTAATGCATAGTGAAGAGAATAGGTAATATATCCGTTATTGTCGAGACTTTACAGAATTTTCGTGAAGCCTTTTATGAGTATTCCAAGCATAAGAGGTCGAGATTAAGCGTGCAAGCTTTCGAGGAGAATCTGGAGCAAAAGCTTCAGGTGCTTCTGCGTGCATACGAGGCTGGAGCCTGGCATACTTCGGAGTATGAAGCCAAGCAAGTGACTGAACCGAAAATTCGGACAGTCAACAAGCTGCCTGTTCCTGATCACGTCATCCAGCACGCTGCCCTCTATCCTTCGGAACCCTTGCTGCGTAGCAAGATTCCGTACAATTGTCCGGCAGGTACCAAAGGGCGTGGTACTCATTTCTTTTACAAGATTATCAAGCGTGACATCTACAATTCTCCACAGAAGGAGACTGCATATTGCGCACCTATGGACATACATCATTATTTTATGACCATCGAGCATAATCGGTTGAAGAGGGAGTATCGGCTGTATATCAAGGACCGCAAACTGCTATACTTCATCGACGAAGTCGTTGACAGTTATGCCAATGGTGTTGTCCTTGGTGTCAAGCTTACCCAGCTACTAGGTCAGCTATATCTGGTTAGATTCGATTATCTCGCTATGCGCTGTTTCGATATCCTGGAGGATCCTGAGCGATATCACTACTGGCAAGCTCGCTACGTCAGTGATATGCTCGTAACTTGCAGAACAGAGGAGCAGGCTAGATTGATAACTAGCGTACAATCGTTGAATGAGCGATTCGATCGTTTCGTTCGGCAAGGACTCAGCTATTATTATAGGTTTATGGACAATATCTTCATATTGCATGAGGATAAAGTCTTCCTGCGACTGATGGTCGAATTGAGTGCTATGCATCTGGCCAGAGATTGGAAGCTGCAGATAAACCGGTCGTGGAATGTTCATCGCACCTGCGATGGCATAGACTTCTGCGGGCAGGTTATATATGCGGATCATGCTAAAATCCGGAAACGTAGCAAGCAGGCATTGTGCAGGCAGATCGCAAGACTACGCAAGAGAGGCTATAATAATGAGCAAATCAGAGTCATAGCTGCATCGAGGCTAGGAATTGCGAAACACGCAGACACAAAAAACTTATTACAGAAAATCGGAATGAAAACTTATAGAGACAACCTCGGCATCAAGAGAGGGGAAATTCCCTTCGCAAGTATGACCAAGCGGCAGAAGAAGCACATAGGAGATGTTTTGTGCAAGGATGGTATAGACTACGAAGATCATCTTATCCTCATAGAGGACTACAAGATTGACAAGTCAACAGTTAGTTTCAAGACTCAACAGGTCGAGAAAGTTGATGAACATGGCAACAAGTTCATCGTTCAGGAGAAGGTTCCGAACGATAGATTGGCATTGAAGTTCAGATATATCGATCATGTGGAGAGGAAAGAGGAGCTGGATGAGAACGGGGAACCTATCGAGGTTCCGCACTGGAAGGATGAAACCTGGTGGTTGTATTCCGGTGCAGAGATACTTATTACACAAGCACGTGAGGAATGGTGCTTCCTAGAGAAGCCTTTCTATGTTGTAGTCGGAGAGCTGAAAAACAAATTCGGCAAAACGTTTTACAAGTTTATATAGTAGATGAATAAGAAAATTTATCTCGTTCGCATGAACTACGTCAGATACGACGGAAATCACTATCTGTTGTATCTGAATGAAAAGAAAATTGAAAACTATCAGCCAGACTCTAATATGATGGAGTCTGAGAGTGATGGTGAGACGGTCACAGCATATAGTTATGAAGGTAGCGAGCCGGATGGCTCAGTCAAGATTGAGGCTACTTCAGCAGGTTACAACGATTTCGTTGCAGGACTTGTCAGAACCAGGTACAGCCAGAATGACGTTGAAGCGATCCTCTGCAATCATGGAGATGGCGATACTGCTCACGAGGCAGAATACCAGGCATTCCAGGAGTGGAGAGAGCAGGCGAAGGAAATCGCCAAGGAGATTCTCGAGCGAGATATTGCATAATCAATACGGCAGGTAGTCATAGCATTACCTGCCGTATTTTTATTTTCCCCATAAAGTTTATATTTTTGCATAAAAAAGAGAAAAAGATGCAGAGAAATACCAAGGATTGGATACACTATCTCAGCGCTAGTCTAGTCTTGATTGCAGCTATCGCTCTAGTGTACATCAGCTACTTTCTATCACACGACGTGACATCAAACGTCCTGTGGTACTTCGGTCAGAGTCTCATGTATGTAGGTACCGTTTTTGGTTTCGCTCTTACATTCGATACTCGAGTCAAGGACATTATTAATAAATACATAAATCATGGGGAGAAAGATTAAATTCATTTTCGTACATTGCACAGCAAGCCGACAGACATGGACAGTCGATGCCTTGCTGAAGGAATTTAGAAACAAGGGCTGGCATTATCCAGGTTATCACTGGGTGGTTACAGCGGATGGCAAGCGCACCCAGCTGATGACAGAAGACCTGCCATCCAATGGTGTAAAGAATCACAATCACGAAGCTATCAATGTCGCATATATGGGTGGTATCTCGCGCACTGGCAAGCCAATAGATAACCGCACAGATGCGCAGAAGGAGAGCCTTCGCGAACTGCTGAAGGAACTCAGACAGAGATACCCTGATGCAAAAATTCTCGGTCATCGTGATATCTCGCCTGACAAGAACCATAATGGCGTGGTTGACCCTTGGGAGCGAATCAAGGAGTGTCCTTGCTTCGATGCGATTCCGGAATACGCTGACATCTAATTCATGGGGTATGAAGAAAAATCTGAGATACATAGGCATAGTCATCGCTGTGATATTGGCTATCGCTGCATTCGTCTGGTTATTCGAGTCGAGACAGAAGCGAGCGGAGAAAGAGTTGAGGGAGCAGTTCAACCAGCTGGCGCTGACCTATGCGCCAGCTAAGCGTGATACCATCAGAGATTCCGTAAAGGTCATCACTCAGCAAGTGCTGATGATGCCTCCTGATGAGTATAGGTCATACGCGATTGACCGGCAATTGCTCAAGGATATCAATCTGCAGGTGAAGCAGATTGTTGCTGACCAGCGAACGGTTGTTGTCACAGCCGATTCCGTCAAGACGAAGCGCAGAGACCATATCTATAGCTATAGTGATGCCTGGCTGAACTTCCGGCTCAACACCGCAGACTCTATCCTTACATATAAGGCAAGAGACAGCTTGCAGACCATCATCGCAAGGCAATTCAAACATAAATTCTTGTTCTGGAAGTGGGGAACAAAGGGATACCAGGTCAAGGTCATCAACTTCAACCCTCATTCCACCATATCTTATAATAACTATATCCAAGTCACCGAATAATGGCAAGACAAGAGGTATATACAACCGTAGTGAAGCTCAATTCTGAAGAGGCGAAGAACCGTCTGAAGGAGCTTGAAGATAGAGTCGCTCGTCTGAAGAAGGCAAAACAGGATGCCTTCTCGACGGGCGATTCCCGTTTAGGCGCATCCCTCGCCAAGGACCTGAAGGCTGCCGAGCGAGAGATGAAGCAATTCAAGAACTCGACCATGAGCGTCAAGGAGACGCTCGAAAATTTGTCATCTGCAAGTCTCGGACAGCTCGAGAAAGCAGCCCGACATCTGAAGGGTCAGATGAAGGCGGCATCTGATCCGTCAGACTATGCCAAGCTGGAGGACCAGCTGAGCAAGGTCAAGGAGCAGATGTTGCAGCTGAAGGGGGCGACCCGCAAGGCTGATGAAGAAGCGCATCGAATGACTGCGACCTTGTCTAATCTGAAGCATGCTTCTCTCAACGACCTCAACTTCACATCAAGCAAGCTGAAGTCGCAGATGGCTGATTTCGACCCTCAGTCAACCATGTACGCCTCACGAGCAGCACAGCTGAAGCTGGTGGAGGCAGAACTGGAGCGCATACATCAGAGTGAGCGTAGAGTCGTTACTCTGATGCAGCAGTATGACAAGGAGATAGAGGAGACCAACATCGATATCAAGGAGACCAAGCGGCAGATGCAGCTTGTCAACCGCACCATGTCGAACCTGAAGACATCATCCATCCGTGACCTCGAATTTTCAATCAAGGCAATCAATCAGCAGATGGCTGGTATGGACCGCGGTACCGAGAAGTTCAAGCAGATGCAGCTGCAGGCAAAGCAGCTGAAGGCTGAGCTGCAGGCTGTCAGAGCCGAGGGCGTAGCCCAGGAGTCCTGGATAAAACGCTCTGCTGACTGGTTCAACCGCATGCAGGGTATTGCTCTCGGTGCGGTCGCAGCCATCTCCGGCATCACCTTCACCGTCAAGAAATGCGTGGAGGAATATGCCAAGATGGACGATGAGATGACCAACGTCAGAAAATATACAGGTCAAGCTGCAGACGAGGTGGAGCGAATGAATGAGGACTTCAAGAAGATGGATACCCGAACTCCTCGTCAGAAGCTCAACCAGTTAGCTGAAGATGCCGGAAGACTAGGCATCACATCTACAGCTGCAGTAGAGGAATTCGTCGATGGTGCAGACAAAATCAATGTTGCACTCGGTGATGACCTTGGAGACAAGGCTGTGTCACAGATAGGTAAGTTGGCGCAGATGTTCGGTGAGGACAAGACCAAGGGCTTGCGAGGCGCCATGTTGGCAACAGGTTCTGCAGTCAACGAATTAGCGCAGAATTCATCAGCTTCAGCTGGCTATCTCGTTGACTTTACAGCAAGAGTTGCAGGAGTTGGCAAGCAGGCAGGATTCACGCAAGCGCAGATTATGGGTCTCGCCTCAGTTCTAGATCAAAATATGCAGCAGGACGAGACTGCTGCAACCGCAGTACAGAACCTCCTCGCTAAGATGTTCCAGGACTCCGCAAAGTTTGCAAAGATTGCAGGTCTCAATGTCAAGGAATTCGCCAATACGTTGAAGAATGATGCCAACGGTGCACTCCTCCAGTTCCTGGCAGCCATGCGAGCCAAGGGCGGTTTTGCCGACCTAGCACCAATGTTCGAGGAAATGAAGATGGATGGATCCAGGGCTACTGGAGTCCTCACCGTCCTCGCTGACAAGCTCGATGACATCAAGACTGCCCAGAACCTGGCAAGCGAAGCATATTCCGAAGGCACATCCGTCCTCAATGAGTTCGAGACACAGAACGAGAGTGTACAGGCTCAACTTGACAAGGCGAGCAAGAAGTTCTTGGATCTTTCCATCGAACTGGGCCAGAAACTCTATCCTGCAGCACGATATTGCATATCTGCAGCCAGTCTCGGAGTTCGAGCACTCTCCACACTCGTTGACTTCGTCAGAGATTATTGGCGCATATTAATTGTGCTGACAGCTGCCATAGTCACCTATACTGCAGTATCTAAGGCCAAGTTGATAGCAGAAAAGGCGCAGATGGCATGGCTCAATATCATGATTCTGCGCGAAAAGGCGCATCTCGTCCTTGTGGGTCTTAAGACATCTGCTCTCAAGACCATGGCAATCGTTCAGATGGCGTTGACACGTGAAATAAAACTGACCACTGCTGCGCAGATGTTGTGGAACAAAGTGTTGCTGGCCAACCCGGTTACTGCCGTGATTGCTGTTGTTGCCGGTCTGACAGCCGCAATCGTCACACTCTCTGAAGAGACGAGCACAGCTGAGCAGGCTCAGCGTGACTACAATGATGCCGTGACAGATGCCAACAAGCAGGCTTCAGACGAGGAGGCAGCCATCATGCACCTCGTCTCTGCTATCCAGTCAAACACCAGTGCAGAGTCTGACCGCAAGGCAGCCCTTGAGGAACTCAACGGCAAGCTGATGCGTGAGCACCTCGGTAACATCACCGAGGAAGCAGTGCGCACAGGCAACGCTACAAGGCAGATTGAGGCTTACATTGATGTAATGAAAAAGAAGATTATCATCGATGGCCTTCAGAAAAAGTTAGCTGAGTCTATAGCAAAGAGTGCTGATCTAGAGGATTGGCTAGAAGAGGGAAGAAATTATAAACCTGGATTTTTACAGGGAGTATTAGATTCCTTCAATCCTTTCCCTTCGAAAAAGGTTGCGGCAAGCAATCCACATTTTCAAAAAGATTTGGAGAGAGAGATTGACAAGGAAAAACAGTATCAGAAGCGTCTCCTAGAAAAAATCAACGAGTTAGAGTCACAGCATTTCGAAGTGAGCGATCCGGAACCATGGCGAAACAATGGCTACAATGGCAAGGGCAATGATGGTACCATCATTAAGAAGCAGAGTACAGCCGGCACTCATCAGGTTTCAGAAAAAGAGCGCAAGGCTCGTGTCAAGGCAGAGAAGGCAGCTGCAGCAGAAGCACGCAAGCGTGAGGCAGAAGCCAAGCGCAAGCAGAAACAGGCAGCAGATAGCATCAAGGCTGAGACCAACGAGTTGATGGCTGACAACGCCAAAGCCTATGCAGAAGGCAAGAAAACCTATCAGCAGTTCATCGACGACCGACAGAGCATCCAAATTAAGGGTTTTGCCAAGCTGAAGCAGCTATATGGTGAGAAGAGCAACGAGTACAAGCAGTTGCTTGACAACCAGGTCAACGTTGTCAAGCAGCATGATGCTGCCATTCAGAAGATGAATGAGCAGACCATTGAGCGTGAACGCCTCCAGAAGGAGGCTAGCATCAAAGCTCAGTACAATGATGCCAGTTCAGCTATCTATCAGAATGATACCGCTCTCAATGAAGCCCTATATAAGAATGATGTCGAAGCCATGAAAAAACGTCTTGCACTCTACAAAGACAGAGAGGGCAGCGAGGAGTGGCTGGATTTGAAGGCTGAGATGGAAAAGGCTGAGCTAGACCACCAGCTGCAGATGCAGGAGTCATACCAGAACCAACTGAGTGAACTCCGCCAGCAGTTCGGAAAGCAAGACCTGCAGGCTCAAGAGACCATGTACCTCAATGGCCTTGACAATCTATACAAGCAGGGTTTAATCAAGGAGGAGGAATATCAGCAGATGAAGTTGGAGATAACCAAGCAGTTCGCGGCCCAAAGAGCGCAGATTGATGCTGATGACCATGGAGCCGGTAGCGCTCAAATAAAAATCAATGATAAGTCATCTGAGATGGTCAACAATGCCAGGGCTGCTGCAGGTGAGTCCCAGTCGACCGGCAATGCAACTTTGGGTGGATACTTCTCCTCACAAGTTGAGAACTACCAAAACACCATGGAGAAGCTGAAGGAGTTGTATGGCAACGGCAAGCAGAACCATGCTGCATACATGCAGGCGAAAGGGAAGATCACCTCAGATTTCCTCAATGACCTGATTGAAAAGACAGCTGTTGTTTATAATGGTATCAACGGTATTCTATCTGCGTCATCGTCATATGCTCAAGCATGCTCTGACCTCGAGCAGGCCAAGATCAGCAAGAACTACGAGAAGCAGATTGCTGCAGCTGGAAACAACTCGAAGAGAAAGAAAAAGTTGGAGGAGAAGAGAGACAAAGAACTGGCCGCTGCGAAGTCTAAGGCTAACAAAAAAGCCATGAAGATAGAAATTGCGCAGGCGATAGCATCTACAGCAATGTCTGCTATCAATGCCTATGCATCTGCTGCAGCTATACCAACAATAGGTTGGACATTAGCTCCTATAGCAGCAGGTATGGCCACAGCTGCAGGTATGATACAGCTTGCTGCTATCAAGAAGCAGCACCAGGCAGAGGCTGCAGGTTACTACGAGGGTGGTTACACCGGTGGCAACCGCTACCGAAAGGAGGCAGGAGTGGTTCACGAAGGTGAGTTCGTTGCCAACCATAGAGCGGTCAACAACTCATCTATCAGACCTGCATTCGATCTCATCGACAGAGCGCAGCGCGCCAACACCGTAGGCTCTCTGACCGCTGATGACATCAGCAGAGCGCTGGGAGCAGGAGCCAGCGCTGCTGTTGTTGCTCCTATCGTCAACGTCAGCAATGACAATGCCGAGGTACGCCAGTCTCTCGATGGAGTCAATTCTGCAGTCAGCAGGCTCAACGAGAATATTGAGAGAGGTATCAAGGCTGATGTGTCTATCGCTGGCAGAGACGGCATCGACCGCAAACTCAAAGAATATCATCGTATGCTAAACAATAAGTAGATATGATTACATGCATTATCAATGGCCATAGAGCCTATCCGATATCAACATCATCCATCAAGGTGACATACGCTAATCAGTATGTCACCGATGATGGTGAATATACCTATGATATCACCTTCCCGATGAATATCCTGGCCAACCGGGAGATCTTTTCCAATGTTTCCAGATTGGAAGTCAAGAAAAACATCGCAAAGTTCGATGACTGCAAGCTCTATGTTGATAGCAAAATCATCATGAGCGGTGTTGGTACCATCCTCTCGGTGAACCAGCAGGAGGTCAAGCTGCAGATTGTAGGCGGAAAATCCCGCATCAAGTTCAATAACAAGATGACCAAGCACTACATCGATGAGATTGACCTGGGCATCGCTGACAAGCCTGGTTATACAGTTGATAAGGGGTGGTCGCAAGGATTTAAAAACCTTCAAAAGATCAATGACATCTATAGACTGAATGAAGATAAGTCGGAGTTCCTGGGAGTGGAAGGAAAATGGTGCTTCGTACCTGTTCGTGACGAAACAAATGATATAATTGCCAATTTTGTTGGAGTAGATAAAACGAAGCAATTTATAGGAAGCAATGCACCATTTATCTCAAACCTGGCTGTTCAGCCAAACATAATGTATATCTTCCGTAAAGTCATAGAATACGAAGGATATACTCTCAAGCGCAATGACTTCGACTGCAAGCCGTGGAACCAGCTATATATAGCTTCGGCTTTCAAATCTCGAGAACTTCGCAGAGCCCTTCCGCACTGGTCATCTTATACATTCATTGAAGAATTCCGGAAATTCTTCAATGCCTCCATCTACTTCGATGAAGCCCAGAAGACCTGCAGCATCATCAGTTCCTCAGAGTTAAGTTCTGTAGATTCAATTGAGATAGAACCGCTGGATGAATATTCAGCAGACTATGACGAGGACGGATCTTTCAGTACTTCATCAACCGCTAACCTGGAGTATAAACTGGATAATTCAGCCAACAGGGGTAGCTATGAGTGCATACCTAAGAAGGTTTTTGACAATTTCAATATAGTGAAAAGTGTTGATTACTTTGGTGCACTTGATCAGTTTCCTCTGACTACCATGGGATGGTCTGAGAAGAAAAAACGGCAGACTATCATTGAGTACCTCAGAAGTTACTACATATATGTAGAGAATGAGGATGGTACGAAAACATGGCAGATGGCAGGTGTATGGTCACCGTTAATCAGGGACAGTTCTTCTGATGAATATGTCGATCTGAGCATTTCTCCGGCAGCACAAGTTGTAGAAGATATCAATTTCAGGACAGGACTTCTAGAAGATAATTACTACGAGAAGCGTTGCCTGCTGTCAATACCTAATGACAAGGAAGCGGATTCCAAGGAGTGCGATGTTGATGATGACGGATACAGCTACACATCCGTACAGGATGCCATAGATGATGAGTCAAGCATGGATGACAGCGAAGCTGAAGAGGAGGTCATGAGTGTCTTTTTCATACTGCCAGGCAAAGTGCAGGCATTTAACGTGCCATACGGCAGGATTTCATGGGTAGGTGAAAAATCAAGATGGCCAATGTTCATCACAGATTATCGCATTAATAGTGATTATACATATGAGGGTATATTAGTGACTGCTGGCAATAATTTTTCGCTATCCCTGAATTCAGTAGCCAATGGTGCAGTATCATTAGCAGAGTTCCATAGCAAGGCATTTAAGATTGACAACAGGAATTGCATGGAGGTCAAGTTCAAGTCAGATGTCATACCGGACCCTTCCAAGATATACATCATCAGAAATAAGCGATTCGTGTGCGAGAAGATTGAGATGGAAGTCAAGGATGATACCATCGAGCCTATCTATACTGGCTACTTCTATATGCTATCATAATATAATAAGGTGAGGTACGTTTCCGTATCTCACCTTATTATATATATATACTATAGGATTCCCTTATAATTCTTGATATACTCATTCGCAGCCTTGATATCCTTAGGTGTGTAGATGTCGGTGATGAGAATAGAGGAGTGTCGTGCCTGGTCTCGGACCGACAAGACATCGGCATTCGCCTTCAGCATATTGGTGATGCCGGTATCCTTCAGACTATAGAACTTATAGCGGTCGGAGAATCCAAGCGCCTTGCGTAGGTTTCTGCCCCAATAATCTCTGAAACTCTTCTCGCTCTTTCGCGTCTCACCAGGGCAGAAGTTATCTGAGAACAGATAATAGTGGCTAGGGTATGAGAAGACATTGAGGTCTATCATCAACTTGATGACGTGAGACGGCAGGGTGATGACTGCATCATTTCCGTTCTTGGTATGCGATCCATGGAGCGATAGAGTCTGAGCATCCAGGTGGAAGTCTTCAATCTTCAGGTAAGAGAGTTCTCTCGGGCGGACGAAGAGATAGTGCAGTATCTCGCAAGCAAGCAGGAAGTGCCTGTTTTTCTCGAAGAGGTAGTTGCGTATCTGCATCATCACGTCGTCAGGTATGACTTCACGCTCCTTTATATGCCGGGTACGGATTCGGCTGAATCCTTCCGTCGGATTGCGAGAGATGTAGCCTCGCTCTAGCAAATAAGATGAGAAGGTGCGTAACCAGCCGAGATAATTGTTCCTGGTTATAATGGTGTTGTTGCGGTCGATGAAGACGTAGTCAAGGAACTTGGAGACGAACTGTCTGTCGAACTGATAGGAGAAGTGGATGTCTATCTTCTTCTCCTCAATCCAGAGTTCCATGACTCGCACACGACTAGAGTAGTCGATATACGAATCATCACGCAAGCTATGCTCATTACATAGCTTCTCGAGATATCTCTTATATCGTTCCAGAACTGTAGTGAATAGGGTGTATTCAAGAGGGCGATCCTTCACTACCCATGGATTCCAGCCACTTTCTAGCTTTTGGGTGATGCGCTTCATCAGCTGATCAGCATATACTCTCTGATTATGCTTGCCCTTGATGTGGTCAATCATAATCTTCTTTTGGTGCATCTTGCCGATTGCAGGATCGAAGCAAGAGAACGAAACATAACACTCGCTTTTCTGATGGAAGGTAGGAAGCTTCCACGCAATGACATGGTGCATATCGTCACCTGCCAAACCTGAGAAATAATTTTTTTTAGCCATATCTTTAATTTTTTAGAAATATGGCCTAAATCTTATCATTTTTTATACTTTACCGACTTTTCACCGAGTATTTTTGCAGCGAACAGGCTACATTGCCTGATACTCAATAAGTTACCGAAAAATCCGTCGGGATTACTGGACTCGAACCAGCGACCTCATCGTCCCGAACGACGTGCGCT